CCGCCAGCCCCATGCCCGGCCGATGGCGCGCAGGATGTGTGGATCTTGGGTTTGATCTTCGCTGGGCAAATAACCGGCGGGCGGCAGGATTTTTGGCCGACCGTTTTTCTTGCGGATACTCAGTGGGATCAGAACGCGGATCGTATCGTTGGATTTGGTCATTCCGCCGCCTCCATTCTGCGGGGTGCGAGCATCTCGCGGATGACGCCTGCGATGCCTTCGCGCCGTATGTCGACCTCTAGCCCGGCAGCAGTAACAGTTACACGCCGCACCAGAAGCTGGATGATCCGCGCTTGCTCGGCCGGGAACAGCTGCGACCATAAGGCGTTGAACTCGTGCAGCGCCGCGATGGCGTCGGCCTCCGAAACTGCGCCATCCTTTTGCTTCAGGGCCGCGATCACTTGCGTCACGACCTCCGGCGTCTGCAAAATGCGGCGAACCTCGGTCACCACCGCGTCCTCGACCATACCCGCCGCCAACCGCATCGGGGCGGTCTCTTCGCCGGTCTCGCGGTTCCGGATTACGTCCATCGACACGTAGTAGCGGTAAAGCTTCGCGCCCTTCTTGGTGCTGGTGGGGGTCATGGCGGCGCCGGTGTCGCTGAAGATCAGCCCCTTTAGAAGAGCGGGGGTCCGCGACCGGCTATTGTTGGCACGTTTGCGGGGGCTTTCCTGAAGAATGGCGTGGACCCGATCCCAGAGGTCTTGGTCGATAATGGCGTCGTGCTCTCCAGGGTAAGCCGTGCCCTTGTGGACCGCTTCACCGCGATAAACGCGGTTGTTCAGCAGCCGGTAGAGGTAGCCTTTGTCGATCAGCGTGCCTTGTTTGTTGCGGAACCCGTCGCACCGCAATTCCCGCGCCAGAACCGTTGCCGATCCAAGTTCGGTGAACCGCTCAAAGATCCCGCGAACCGATGCGGCCTCCGCATCATTCACCATCAACTTGCGATCCTGCACATCATAGCCGAGGGGCACATAGCCGCCCATCCAGATTCCGCGCTTGCGGGATGCGGCCACCTTGTCGCGGATCCGCTCACCGATGACCTCGCGCTCGAACTGGGCGAAGCTCAAGAGAATGTTTAGCGTCAGCCGCCCCATCGACGTGGTGGTGTTGAACGATTGCGTGACGGATACGAAGGTAACACTGTTGCGATCTAAAATCTCGACCAACTTGGAGAAATCCATCAGCGAGCGGCTGAGGCGGTCGATCTTGTAGACCACCACCACGTCGATCAACCCATCGTCTATGTCTGCCAAAAGCTGTTTCAGGCCGGGCCGCTCGAGGGTGCCGCCGGAAAAGCCGCCGTCGTCATAGCGTTCGCGCGTGGCGACCCAGCCCTCGGACCGCTGGCTGGCGATATAGGCCTCACAGGCCTCCCTCTGCGCATCGAGACTGTTGAACTCCATGTCGAGCCCTTCTTCGCTCGACTTGCGGGTGTAGATGGCACAGCGCAGGCGGCGGTTGGGGCGGTTGTTGATGTCCATCATGCTTCCTCCCGCTTGCGTTCGCGTAGGCCGAAGAAGCGATACCCATTCCACCGCGTTCCGGTGATGGCACGGGCTACGGCCGAGAGCGATTTGAACTTCCGGCCCTGCCAGCCGAAGCCGTCTTTCAGGACGATCACCGTATGCTCGACTCTGTCCCATTCCCGAATGAGCTTGGTACCTATGACCGGATTGCGCGGGTCGGCAATCTGGTTTTTTCGGCGCGCGCGGCCTTCGACCTCATCGGCCAGCAGGTCCAGCATGCGGCGGGTTTCACGGTCGGGGCCGCCGTAGGTCAGTTCCTGAATGCGATAAGCGATGCGGATTTCTAGAAAGGTCCGGCTGTTGTTCGGCGCGGCGCTGCCGATGAGATTTTCCCATTCGGCTTTCAGATCCTTGACCGACATGGCCTTCAGGTCGGCCAAGCGCGACAGAACCGTCTGGTCCAGGCTCTTGTCTGTTCCTGGCCTTGCGGGCGTTATCTTATTGTGATGCTTCATCAATTCCTCCAATGCGGATGCGTTTTGTACGACGACCACCGCTCTTTCGGGGGCAGAAGTCCACGAAACTGTCTCCGCCGTCGGCAGATAGATTACTGGACTGCGCGGCGTTCAGGCGCATGACGCCAGCGGCCAGGATGCGACCGATCTCGGCGAGGCGCGCATTTGCTGACATGCGCTCAGGGCATAGGGGGTTGGGCCCTGAAATCGGGCCTTCTGGATTGTGTGACATGGCGGCTTTTCGCGATTGGGATGATGCCCAAAAGGTATCTCAAAATCAGGAAAACACAAGCTTTTCAATATTTTGTGGACATCTTCGACTTGTGAGAGCCACTGCGTATTTCTGCGCACACGCTCAGTCGTTTTAATGGCCAGCGCAGACAGTCTCCGCCGCGAATCACCCCGCGCTGTCCCCCATAAACTTATCGTAGGTGTCGATGGTGGGTTCTTCCTCGAGCTCAGTCATCTCCCACCGTGACAGTGCACGGTCAGGATAGAGCAGCAGCGATATCGACATCTCGTTGCCGGGCGAGAACACGGTCATCTCGCGCACTGGCTCGGAACCCGCCCAAACCCCGGCCGGGTGTAAATGTCCGTGGCGCCCGGTGTCCCAATCCACCTGTTGCGCAGCCAGGGAGGCGGCTGGCAATTCTGTCACGATTTGCCGCGCCCGGTAAAAGACGCCGGATTTCAGCAATGTCTCACTGGACCATGCCCAGTCAATGAATCCTTCCTTACTGACCACGATCATCGCGCGTTTGTCCGTGATGGTCATCCACTTCAGAATTGCTGCGGTCAGTGACACGGCATAGCGGTCCGCCAATTCGGTCATCACGTCGATATCGATGGCGCGGTGCTTGATCTGGGTGCGGAAATCGTCGAGGGGCATCAGTAAGTAGGAGGCAAAGGTATTGGCCTCGCCTTCGATCTTGTTCCGGCCCTCATCCCAGTCGGCCATATTGCGGTTGGTGCATTCGAGCCCTTGAGGATTGGCGTGCCGGTGCAGAAGGTAATGGCCCAGTTCATGCGCCAACGTGAAGTTGCGCCGCCCTTGGGACCGAACGGTCTCGTTGTAAATAATGCCCCATTCCCCTGACCCGTTTGGATGCGGCATCAGCATTCCTTCAACGCCCCAAGAAAGGTCAAGCCCACCGACCATGGTGATCGGTGTGTTGGGGAAGACCTGCCGCGAGTAGTCCCGCGCAATGGCCTCCACGTCGATTGGAAACCGTGGCAGCCCATGGGCCTGCTGAACCGTGCAGACAAGCTTGGTCAGATGGATTGCCCAAGCCTTTGGAGTTGTCGGCAGGCTCAATGCTTTTTTCCCCACATATCGATCATCTGGTTGATCTTTGCTTGGTCGTCAGGGTCGAGCTTGCTGAATTTGCGGAAGAAAGCCTCCTTCAGAACTGCATCTCCGGGCTCCTCACTTTCATCCAGCAGATAATCGGTTGTGACCTCAAGGGCCTGCGCAATGCGGGTCAGCTTTTCGCCGGATGGCTTTCGAGCATCGCGGTTTTCCAACTCCCAGATATAGCTCTTGCTTGAATCAGTCAGTTCCGCGAGCTTATCGAGGGAGTATCCCTTTTCCTGACGGTGGCGCTTGATCTTGGCGCCGAGGGACGTGGTCATCATATCATCCTTGTTTTCCTTGGTTGCGGGAAGTCTGTTCGGTATGCCGAACAAAATGGTAGTGTGCAAGTAGACATGGCGGCTTGTTCGGTATACATCGAACGTCTGCGTATCGCTTTGCGCCGATTCCCTCCTACACACGGCCAAGAAAGGGCTCCTATGACTGCTATTGCCGCCTTCCTCCGCAAAACCCCTATCACCCGACTGCAAGACTATTTTACTGGTTCCGGGTTCACATCCCTTCCGCCGGTCGATTGGACCAAACCTGAGTCGGAGGTTGTCGAACCGCTGATCAAGGCGGTGGACGCCATGACCGACACTGAAAAACAGCGCGTCGTCATGAATGCCGGTCAGGTCGCCGCCCTGGCCGACGAGCCTGGCCAGAATGCCCTGCAGAATGTCGTAATCGACCGGACAGTGTTCGACACGCTGGAGGGAGCGAACAACCGGTCGCTGTGGGTATTCCTGAACGAACCGGACCAGTTTCGTAAGGCAGAAGAGGTCCGTTACAACGATGAACGGCGCCGGGGGCGGTCCTGGAACGGCTTTGAAGTGGAGAAAGACCGCGCCGTCCGCAGGGATGCAGTTTCGGTTGCTGCCTTCACAGCCGCGATCCGTGACCGTTTCGCGACGCCGCACGTCCATGTCGATGTTTTCGACCGCCACCGCGTCATCCTCGATGATCAGGAATGCGATCTTGTTCAGGTTGCCGTTTATCGCGAGGGTCGCCCGGAGGACATGCTGGGCTTCGATGCGAACAGCACTTTGTCGCGCCGCATCGTGAAGCCGGTTTTTGAGGCGGCGCTGACCTATGAGGCCGAGACCGGTGTCATCGAAGTGGTGGCCAACACGCTGGAGGACCGGAAGGACCTGACCTCCTTCATGGCGCGCGATCTGCTTGGGATCGATTTCCAAGAAAAGCATATCCCTTTGCGTGAATACAACCTCAGCATGCTTCTGAAGCCGTTCGACTTTGCGACCGATCCTGAGGACGGCATCATGGGCGTCACCGTGAAGGAATTGCGCTTCATGGAAGTTGGCGAGCGCAACGAGCGCATCACGCTGGAATCCATGTCGGGTGCCGACCGGTCTATCTGGGAAATGGCCGAACGGCGGATTGGTTTGGATATTGGCGGCACCGGACATGTGCTGCCGGTCGCGACCGAAGTGCCGGAATGGGTCATCACGCGCGCACGGTTCACGATCAAGTTCCACCCGGGCGCAAGCGGCGGTCGGGGGAAATCGCTGACGCTTACCGTCACAATGCCGCATGGCTGTAGCCTGAAGGACATGACCCCGCATGAACGTCTGATCGGCGAAAAGTATCTGCGCCGTTGGGGCATCCTGACCGACACTGCAGATATCGGTGACCTCATTGAGTAAGCGGGCAGTAGACCTGTTGTTGCAGGTGATGGAAACCCGTGCAGCCAAGGTGCAAGGGGCGACATTGCGGCAGATAGCGCCTCGAGCAACGGACCAGTTGCTCGCGGCCAAGCTGCTTGTGGCGTCCGGGATTATCCCGGTCGTCACTGCGATGGACAACTTCGAGGACGAGCCCATCCCGGCGGAGTGGTGTGCTGAGCGCAGACAGTACGGCTATCTTAACAGTGTCGGTCGTTGGATCTGTGTGGATGCTGGCGAAATCGCGGCCTTGGCGATTGATTACCAACTGCTCTTCGTCAAGATGCTGGTCGGTTTTGAGCGTGCTGGCCCATCGCGCCCACCTCCGTTGATTGACGGTTTTGCATGGGACATCGGCACCATCCGGCTCAAGGGCGCGAAATCGCGGGTGCCAGTCTGGTTCACACGACGCCTGTCTGATCCTGCCGTGTGGGAAAAGGTCGATGCCCTCTTTGAGCGCAGGCCGCCTGAGGAGGTGCGTGTGATACTGACATCGACCCCCGGTGATCGCATCCCAATGACGGCGAACAAGCGGAACATCGTCATCAGCATTGCCGATGTGGCCAGCGCACCTGGCAAGCTGGCGATCTCGCCGCAGGCGCTTGGTGCCCGTGTGTTTCCAGGCCAGGTTCAGCGCAAGTTCCCGATCGACCATTCGGACGATTGCGGGATCGTCTGGCATCGTGACGAAACCCTGACATTCGGTGGGGACAAACAGCGCCGCTTTCTGCAGTTTCTATTTGAAGCCTACTGGTCGAAATCACAGGTGCTGCGCTTGGCGGCAGTTCTGGAAGAGGCGGGTTATGGCGGCCAGGTAAACACGTTGAAGAAAGCTTTTGGTCGCAGCGCCGAAAAATGGCGGTTCATCAAGGTTGACGATGGAAACTGCTGGATCGACCCCTAATCCACCACCCTCAAATTATTTCAGCAAAAGGCCGTCCTTCGGGGCGGCCTTTTTCATTTTTAGCCAGCTATTTTCATCGCCTCCCAGCTTGCCTCCCGCCTGCCTCCACGGTGCCTCCCACGCCCTCTGCGATGTTGATCCCGCAAGTGTTCGCAAAAACCCCAAGGAGGTTCACATGGCGCTAAGACACCTTTCCCAGATCGAGCTGGCGGCTCGCTGGAACATATCGCACCGCACACTGGAGCGGTGGCGCTACACGGGCGAAGGCCCGAAATTCATCAAACTCGGCGGCCGGGTCATCTACCGGCTCGAAGATGTCGAAGGCTTTGAGGCCGAGCAGATCCGTGGCGCTGACCACGAGCCCCACCGTCCAATGTCGGCGTAAGGGGGAACAACATGACAATTTCCAACCATATCACACTGGCCGATATCCACCGTATGCCGGTTGGCCAGATCGCAGCACTGCCCGCGGACCAGCTGGCAATGCTGAAGGATGCGGCCGATCAGCAGCTCACCCAGGCCAAGACAGTCGCGGATTGGCTCGATGGTGCCATCTCCCTGAAATACGCTGACCGTGCTGCCGAATGCCGCGCTGAGGCGTGCAAGGACACGGGCACGGTCCGCTTTGAAGATGACGGCGTCACCGTAATCACTGATCTGGCGAAACGGATTGATTGGGATCAGGCGAAGCTCGCCCAGATCGCTGAAAACATCGCCTCGTCTGGCGAAGACCCGGCGGAGTTCATCGACACCAAGCTGACGGTATCCGAGCGTAAATACACGGCGCTGCCGGAATCCTGGCGCAAGGGCTTTGAGCCTGCGCGCACGGTCCGGACCGGCAAGCCAAAGTTTCGGTTTGAACCGAACGGGGGTGTAGCATGACGGCACTGCTTCCCATTCCCGTAAACAATCTGAGCCTATCTGGCATGATTGATCGTGCAACCAGTATGTTGGCTGGAGCGAGGAATGCTGCGGAAGTGCTCGAAGCGCGGGAATTTGCAGGTCTTGCATACGACACCGCGAAACGCGCAGCCCGGTTAGGCAGGGCCAAAGCCGCGCATGACGATCTTATCGCAGCGGCACATCGCGCGCAGGCTGATGCGCTGGAAATCGAGGCTGCTGCCAAGCGCCGTCTGGCGGACGAATACGATGCCGCACAAGCGCGCGGCGATGTCGGCCAACAAGGCGCGAGGACTGACCTCGTTCGCGATGTGAACGAAGTTGTCCCAAGCGCTGCCGCCTTGGGTCTGAAGCGGCGCGAGATCCATGAGGCCCGCCAGTTGCGCGATGCCGAAGTTGCCGATCCCGGCATCGTGCGCCGCACGCTCGACGATAAACTCGAACGTGGTGAAGAACCCACGCGGTCTTCGGTCCGCCGCGCGGCAGAGGATCGGCTGCAACGCTCGATTGACCGGCTGCAGCGGGTGCAGGACAGCGTCCAGCGCCTTGAAGAAGATCGCCCGCCGCCGCTTACGCCGGAGGAACGGGCACGCCAGACCGCGGTGTTCGGAACGCAAGAGGATCGTGCGATCTGCGGTCGGATCGAAGAGATCATCGAGCGCATCGATGAACAACCGAACCCTGCGGAGGCGGTACGCCGCGTACCGCCCGCTTCTCGTCATGCCGTTGACACCGCGCCGATCCGGCGCGCGGCGGCTTGGCTCAATGACTTCAGCACCCTTTACGAACAGGAGGTCCAGAATGGGACATATGCGACTGAATGATGTTGTCGCCGAGATTATCGGTGACGTGATGGCTGGCCATGCGGTCAATAAGCGCCAGGCTGCTGTCAAGCGTTGGGATGATATCGATGCGGACGGGCAGTATCTTGCCGGGATCGATGGTGTTGTCACCCGTATCGACACAAGGGCACGCCGCCTGAAGCTCAAAGCAGAGCAAGCCGCTGCGCCGGATCAGGCGGAACTGCCGTTTTCATTGCCAGCGGCCGTTGCCATGGATCTTGAAGGTACGACGCTGGTGTCGACCCGCCAATTGACGCGCACCGAATTTGCCCGAGCCATCGAGATCCGGCACCGCCAAATTGCCAATGACAGTGCGGCTTTGCGCGAATGGCGCGAAGCGTTGCGTCAGGCTGATCAGTTTTGGGTGGATAACCCGACCTGGCGCTTTGGCGACTGTCTCACTGCCATCCTGACCCAGAACGTTTTGCCCCATCTCAGCGGCCAGGAGGCTGCGCAATGAACACGCTTCCTTCCATTTCCCGCGATCCGGCCGCCGATCTCGATCTGCTCGAAGAAAAGCGGCGCTCCATGCGGCGCGAGGCATTGGCATACCTCGCTGAGGCTGACCGGCTCGATGCGCTCTACGGGGCTGTGACCTCAACGCCGGCAGGCAGACCGCAGCCTGATTTCGACACAAATTCTGATGGAGACCCAAACTGATGGCTATTTCTCTCGCATCCCTGCGCAGCAACACGGCGCTGACGCCGCCACGGATTCTGATGCACGGCGTTGCCGGTGTTGGCAAATCCACCTTCGCGGCGGAATCTGACCGGCCCGTGTTCATCATGACCGAAGACGGGCTTGGCAAGCTGCAGGTCCCGCATTTCCCCCTTGCGACCAGCTATGTCGAAGTGGCGGAAGCGCTGGATGCCTTGCTGGACGAGGATCACGACTATGGCACGGTCGTTGTTGACAGCGTCGACTGGCTGGAACCGCTGATCTGGGCGGAAGCGTGCAAACGCAATGGCTGGCAGTCGATCGAAACGCCTGGCTTTGGCAAAGGTTACGCCGAAGCATTGACCGTCTGGCGCGAATATCTCGACAAGCTGAACGCGCTGCGCGACCGCAAGGGCATGGCGGTCATCCAGATTGCCCATACCGACATCAAGCGGTTCGATAGCCCCGAGCATGAGCCATACGACCGGTATGTGATCAAGCTGCAGACCCGCGCCTCGGCGCTGCTGCAGGAGCATTCCGATGTGGTGCTCTTTGCAAATTACCGGATCTCGGTCGCCAAATCCGACGTCGGGTTCAACAAAAAGGTGACCCGGGCGCTCGGGTCCGGTGCGCGCGTCATGCATACCGAAGAGCGCCCCGCCTTCCTCGCCAAGAACCGTTACGGCCTGCCGGACACGCTCGTGCTCAGCTGGGCCGAGTTCATGGCGGCCATGCCCCAATCCGAATGATACACCTGAAAGGACACGAC